CTGGACTACTTGCAGAGCGTAGAACTGCGATTGAAACCGCAATGGAAAGAGAACTTGACGAGACTTTCTTCAAAGTGGCAGTTGATACAACCAAAGGCGGTTCTGCACTAACCACAAAAGGCACAACCGTAAAAGACCGTCTATCTGAATTAGTATTAGCGTTACACACTACTAAGAATCAGTTTGTTGACGGTGTGGAAAAGAATGACATCCATGTTGTTTTATCCCCCGAAGCATACGAAGAAATGCGTGATTACATTGACACCAAAGCCAATGCTAACGTGCAGACCGACATTGAAGAATTTGGTAAATTCCACGGCGTATGGGTATATTCCAACAATCATCAGCCTGATGGTATTGAAATGATTGCAATGTGTAAAGGAGCAATTGCAGAGCCTGTCAAGACATCTGTCTACAGAGCTGAGAAGATTCAATTCTCTGATGCGTACAACGTAGGACTTCCATACTACTACGGTTGCAAATCTGTAATGCCTGACTTAATTTACTATGTAAAGAAAGCGTGATTGAATGACTGTTAAAGATAAGGATGGAAGAATCCTAAATAGCGAAAATCCAACGCTTTGCGGTATTTGGATGAATGCAGCGGAGTATGAAGAAGTAGTGGAAACTGTCGAGGAGACAGCAGAAACTACAAAAGACACAAAAAAGAAGTAGGAGGACGTTGTTATGGCAATGGTTGACTACGACTATTATAACGCTGGTTTTAGCGGAACTATCATTACAGATGAAGACGAATTTAACCGTTGCCTAAAGAAAGCAACGGTATTTCTAAACAAATTAACATATAGTCAAATTTCACAGAACGAGGGTGGAGAGTACGGATTGTGGCATGGACTTCAATTCATTTCATTCACAGATAGCGAACTTTCAATGCTTAAAAATGGGCTGTGTGGACTGACAGAAACTATCTATCAGCTGTCAAAGGTAGAAACCCAGTCACTCGAAGGAAACGAAAATAACAATAATATAAAAACCCGTTCCTCTGGTGGCGAGTCCATCAGCTATGAAAGACAGAATACAGTCTATGACGAAGCGTTGAAAGATTCAAAGAAGCGAACTGCACTATATCGTAGTTCGCTCATGGAATGGATTGATGTTGATGCGTTCCGATATAATCCGTTCTTTGCGGGAGATAAGTAAATGAATTTTCTAACAACAATAATCAATGTAATATTTTGCCATCTGATTGGGGATTACGTTTTACAATGTGATTTCATCGCTAAGACAAAGGGAAGTAACTGGTACCACTTGATTGTTCATTGCGTCTTGTATGTACTTCCATTTTATCTTGCATTTGGATTGGACTGGAAACTGTTAGTCTTATTTATGTCACATATCGTAATTGACCCGTTAAAGGCAAGGTGGAACAAGATTTCATATACAGGAGACCAACTCTTACATTATGTAATTGCTTTGGTTCTATACATTGTATAAGTGGAGGGGAATTATGACTGACCCATTCTACAACAAGAAAGTTACAATATGGAACAAATACGTAGACGGTCTGCTAGAGACTGAAACATGGATTCCGACATTGATTGAGAATGTTCGATTGTTAGTATCAAAGGGCAACAATCAGCAGACCAGTGGGCTAGAAAATGCCAATTCTGCAAGGCTTCACATTGCAGACGGTATTAGTATTTCGCAGAAAGAATATGTGTCACCGTCCGATTGGAAAAAACTGTCTAACGAAGAAAAGGCAAACTGCTACACCCTAGAAAGTGAAGAAGATAGCTTCTTTGTTGAGGGGGACAGTACAAACGTAGATAGTTCCGATAACATCAACTTCTTTGACTATATGAAAGAAAATTACGATAATTGTTACAAGATTACAAGTGTGGATAGATTTGAAATTATCCCACATTTTGAGATTTGGGGGAATTAGAGCGTATGCAATACAGAAAGAAGCCAGTAATAATCGAAGCCATTCAATGGAAAGACAATACAAGCGAAATTCTGCTTTTTTGTGGAGATTCCGCCAAGTATGGCGTAGAGGATACGGCATGGCAGGTTGGAAAAGGAGTACCACACGAGACATTAACTATACATACGCTTGAAGGAGACATGAAAGCGTCCCGAAACGATTATATCATTAAGGGTGTTGACGGTGAGTTTTATCCTTGTAAACCCGATATTTTTGATAAAACCTACGAAGCGGTAGAGGACGGTGATTAAATGTCAACTGAAAATCCCTTATCAAGCAAGGAATATGACACAATCGGTTGGGCGTTGTTCGAAATGATAAGTCAATTCGATGGCTTGCCGAGTGGCGTAAAGCTAGACTATCAGAAACTCGATGGAGTGAACCACCTAGGGTTTTATACCTCTCCTGGGGGCAAGTACTTAATCGAGTATGTAACAGGTGGTTTTCTAGCTCAACTGCCTTTTGACATTATCTACAAGTTCAATGCGACAGCGAACGGGCAGTTAAAAAACGCCGAAGACTTCTTAAATAGCCTAGCAGATTACTTACAAGAAAGACCTTACCCTACCTTAACAGATGGGCGAGAGGTTGAAAAAATTACAATGAACTCAACAACATATCGTACGAAAGCTGATGATGACGGCAGTGTACAATTTGCCCGAAGCGGAGTACTACGATATGAGAAGTTATAAAGAAAGGATGATTAAACGGCATCAACTAAAAAAGGTAAAGTCCTAAGAGGACGTTTTGCACAGTGGATTTCTAAAGATAAAGAAAACTGGACACTAATCGGTATTAGACAGGACTCACAAGAAACTTCAACGGGCATTGATTCTTCTACTGGAAAAGATGTCACAGGCGGTTCTTATGTGGATGTATCAGGATACGCTCCCGAAGCATCTGTGGATTACATTGCAAGGGAAGAAGATTCTATCTTCCAAGACTTATGGGACATCTACAAAGGTTTAAAAAAAGACGACGATGCTTTGACTTTCTACAAAATGGAAGCCTTATTAGACATCGAAGTTAGTGAAACCAATACCGTAACCAAAGCAAGCGGTGACGGTTTCATCGTGCCAGTTAAGGCGTTAATTCAGTCCGTGGGCGGTGATACGAACGGTTTCCATATCAATACCACATTCACCGAGGACCACAGCAATTCAGGTAGAGAAGCTGGTACGGTTAGTGTAACGGATAAAACACCAACCTTTACCTCTGCGAGTGCAAAATCTTCTTAAAATTGATGTTAAAGAAAATATTTAACATAATGGGGTGGGTTCCTTTCAATCTCACCCCATTTTTGAAAGGATGGTAAATATGCAAGAATTAAAGTTAAATAAAAAAGACGATAACATTCTGAAAGTCTATGTCAATGAATACGATGACTTTATTTTGCTAGATGCAGGCGATGCGATGTTTATGGACAGGTTCGTTCAGTTTCTACAGTTCGTGGAAGACAACAACGAAGCCCTAAAAGTCAAAGAAAAGGAATACAACGAAAAGTATCATGAAAAGCCACTTGTTACAGAAAACGAAGACGGTGACGCAGAGGTGGACGTAGAACAGTTACTAACACTAACGGGCATCAAGACCGCAATCTACAAAGAATATTGTGAAAAGATTGATACCCTTTTCGGACAAGGTACAATCAAGAAATACTTTAGACTGTCCTATGAAATCAATCCCGATTTCGTTCCCGATGAAGATTGTATTGCGGACTTCATTGAACAAATTACACCAGCTATCGAAAAAGCGTACAGTATTCGTGCAGACAAGATTAGCAAAAAGTACAGTAAGAATCGTAGAGGCAAGAAAAGTGATGCGAAATGATTAATATTTTGCTAGACCCTTTACCCGAATATTGGGAAAGCCCAACGGGGAAAATTTACGAACTAGAAACTGATTTCAGAATCGGGATTCAGTTATGTTTGATTCAAGAAGATACGGAACTGACACAGCTTGAAAAGATGTCGACTATTCAACAACTGCTTTTCGTGAATGATGTTCCTACTAACCCGAATGAACTAAATGAATGCGTCAACTTCTTTATGCAAGGTTGGTGGCATGACAAGAATAGTAGTAAGAAAGAAAACAAGCGTTTGATGGACTTCGATGTGGACCAGTGGCGAATCTACAGTGCGTTTCGCAGTCAGTACGGTATTAATCTAAACACCGCCGAGTTGCATTGGTGGGAGTTCATGGGACTACTATCAAGTTTGGAAGAATGTTCGTACACCCGTGTCATCGGTATAAGGCGAAAAGACTTTAAGCCGAACATGGATAAGGAAGAACGAAAAGCACTAGCCGAGGCAAAAGAAGTCTATACGCTAGATACAGCAATGTCGGTCGAAGAACGAGAAGTTGAAAATAACCTTTACGACTTCTTGGGCGGTAACGTAGGGAAGAAAGAGCAGAAACGCATTGAAGAATTTGAAAAATTTGCAGATAACGAGGTGAGCTAACGGCAAGTACAGCAGGCGGATATGATGGTTCGATACGAATCGTCACACAGATTGATACGACAAAGGCAAAACAAAGCCTTGTAACATTAGAACAAGAAATGGCAAAGTCTGCACAGCGTATCAATGACCTAAAAACAAAAATGGCGGGAATTTCTGACACGAAAATGCCCGTAGAGGAAGTCAAAAAGTATAACGATGAAATCAGAACCGCACGTCAAGAATACTATGCCCTAATTAAGAAAAGTCAAGAACTTGCTAAACTTCGTATGCCTACAGAATCGTATCAAAAGGCAATTGCACAGATTGAACGATTAGAAAGCGTTCTTGGAAAGGTCGCACAAAAACAAGCGTCTGGCGGTGAATTGACGGACGAGGGGCAAGCTAAAGTTGAACGTCTGAAAAAGAACCTTGCAGAATGGCAAACCTACAAAAAGCAGTTGGAAAGTTCAGATAAAGCCTATGTGGGTGGTGATGCCGAATATCAAGCAACAAGGCAAGAATTAGCAAAGGCAAGTGAACGTCTAAAAGATGCAAAAAATGCTTATGATACGGCACGCACGGATTTTCAGAGAACCCAACAAGTAAGCCATGCACAAGTCAATCAAGAATTAATCAAAGAGCAAGAACAACTGAATAAACTGACAAGAGCCTATCAGAAAGAGCTACAAACTTCTGCACTTGCCAATAGGCAAGAAATCAATCCTAATAACATGAAAGAAGCTAAATCTTCTGTTTCTTCCTTGAAAGACGAAATGGACACAACTTCTAAGAAAGTCAAAGAGTTGCGTGTGGAAATGGCAAGGATGGAAAAAGAAAAGGCAGTTTATGACTCTACTAGACAATCGGTCAAGAAGTATAAGCAAGAACTTGACAAGGCAATCGAAAGTTTTCAACATCTTGCCGAAGAAGCAGAAAAAGTTGGTAGCACTACTTTTTCAAGTCAAAAATATCAAAAAACATTAGCAACTATCACTGAACTTCGCAAGGGATTGGAACAGTTGCTAAAAACTTCTTCGATGTCTGACGATAATGAATATAATTCTTTGATGGTCAAGACTATGGCAAATCTTGAAAAATTAAAAAGTTATAAGCAAGAATTGCAAACAAATGGTACAGACTATGTCAAAGGCACAGACAGTAAACAATATCAAGCGATTCAAGAACAAATTAGGCAAGCTGCTGACACTTTGATTGAAGTCGAACGAAAGTATGAAGAAGCAAGAGCAAAATTTAGCGAAGCCGAACAGTCCGAATATGGAAAAGTCGTAGCCGAATTTAATGAAGCGAATATCAAAAGTGACGCACTGCATGACACGTTCCTAAAAGCACAGGAAAGCGTAGCTAAAGCCTCTAGGGAAATTCTTACCGAGGTTGAAAAAGACCGTGAAGCGGTAAAGGACAAGCCTTTCACAGTCGAGGCGAACACGGAAAGCATCAAAAAGGCTAAAAAAGAACTTGCCACAATGGGGCGAGAAATCGAAAAGGCATCTTCTAAGATTCAAACCTTAGAAGATAAGATGATTGAAGTCGGAAATGCTAAAACACCGACCGAAGAATACAAAAGCTTCGAGGAAGTAATCGCAAAAGCCGAAAAGCGAATTGAAGTACTGCAAGCTCGTAGAAAAGCCTTAGAAGATGCAGGTAACAAAAATTACAAAACATACGACAATGCAGGGCGTGAAATGGAAGCTTTAGAAGCAGAAATTCGCCAGGCAAGAAAAGAAATACAGATGCTAGTTGACGAGGGCAAGGATTTCACACTAGGCTATACCACCGAAGAATTTACCAATCTGACCGCACAACTTCAAGAACAACGTGCAAATGTCGAAAAGTTACGTCAAGCATATGAACAAGCGGAATCAGCTATTTCAGACGCAGAGAAACAAGTTGCTGAGAATGGGGAAGAACAAACAAACCAGTCTGTCACAGGTTGGGAACGTGTCAAACAAGCAGTCTCCAATGCTGTAAATGCGATGATGCAAAATTCTAACCCAGCGGTGGCAAGTATCGGAGCAATCATTAATACTTGTGGGGAACTAGCTTCAGCATTTGGAAATATCGTATCTACGGCAGTTAGTGTGGGTAGACGAATTACCAGTGCATTTGGAACGGCAATATCTGTCTTACATAATGTTATTAGCACAGCGAAAAAAGTCACCTCGGTGTTTAGAACGGTCTACAACGCCGTGAAGAAAGTAGTAACTGCTGTCGGCTCACTGTTAAAAAAGGTTATGACGTTAGGTCTTAGCTTTGCGACCTTTGGCGGTAAGGCAACTAAGGCGTTAAAAAGTGTAACGGGACACGCTAATACTTCAGGAAATGCTATCACCAAACTAGGCAAGCGAATCTTGAACCTTGCCAAGCGTGCATTTATTTTCTCGCTGATTACCAAAGGCTTTTCGGCGATTAAGAATAATATTAGTGATGCGTTTTCAAGCTACCTAAAGCACGATACAAAGCTAAAGAAATCCGTCACCGAACTGCGAGTCGCATTAAAGTCACTATCAGCGAATATTGTCGCAGCGTTTGCACCGATTATTTCTATCGTTGTACCTTATCTAACGCAATTTGTGAATTGGCTAATTAAGGGCGTTAATGCCGTGGGAGCGTTCTTTGCAGCGTTGACGGGAAAGACAAGCTACAAGGTAGCAACTGCAAGTGTCAAAGCATTAGGTGATGAAGCGGATAGCACGAGTAAGAAAGTGGATAAGCTAAAAAAAACACTGGGTGCGTACGATGAATTGAACGTTATTACCCAAAATACGGACACTGATACCGATGACGGGCTAACATGGTCGGATGCCACAGTGGATAATGCGGTTTCTGACTTCGCTGAGAAGTTAAAAAAAGCATGGGAAGAAGCAGACTTCACCGAAATTGGAAATATCATCGGCACGAAGTTAAAGAATGCCCTTGATAGCATTGATTGGGAGGGCATCAAGACGGTTTCGGCAAAGATTGGCAAATCCCTAGCAACATTCATTAATGGCTGTGTGGAGACATCGG